AGCCAGGGCAGGGATGTGGGAATTATGTTTACAATCCCTGCGCTCCACCAGCCTGTATGTCGACGCGAGATCCCCGAGACGCCGTCGAGGGCCTCCGTGAGCGGATTCGCGAACGGGAGCGCGACGTCACTGACGAGGACGCTGAGGCACTGCTTACCTTCTCCGACCAGCTCGACCTGATGAAGAGCGAGTACTCCGACTACCGGCACCTCAAGCTCCTCCGCCACTGTACGCGGATGGCCGAGGCGACCGACCAGCTCGCCGACGCCGCTCACGATCGCGATGCCGCCGAAGCTGTCGTCCGCTGGATCAACCGGGAGTACGACAACGAGGAGACGAACCGAGACTACCGGAGCGCCATCCGGGTCTTCGCGAAGCGCGTCCGTCGCCTCGACGAGTCGCCCGAGAGCGTCGCCTGGATCCCGACCGGCACCTCGAGCAGCTACGACCCGACGCCGAGCGAGCGCGACCTCCTCCTGTTCGAGGAGGATGTCAAGCCGATGATCGACGCCTGCCGGAACACCCGGGACGCGGCGTGTATCATGCTCCAGTTCGAGGCCGGACTCCGTGGCGGCGAGCTCCAGTCGCTCACCATCGGCGACATCGTCGACAGCGAACACGCCCTCGCCGTCCACGCCGACGGGAAGGAGGGCGAGCGCGTCGTCCACCTGGTCGTCTCCGTCCCGTACATCAACAAGTGGCTGAACGACCATCCCGCCGGCGACGATCCCGACGCGCCGCTCTGGTCGCACCTCTCGAAGCCCGAGGCGCAGAGCTACACCAGCTACCTGAGCAACTTCAAGGAGCCGGCGAAGCGGATCGACCTCTCGAAGGACGTCACACCGACCAACTTCCGCCGGTCGAACACGCGGTGGCTCGTCCTCCAGGGCATGAGCCAGTCGCGTATCGAGGACCGACAGGGCCGGAAGCGCGGCTCCGAAGCGACCCAGCGGTACATGGCTCGGTTCGGCGAGGAGTCGAACGAGCGCGCCTATGCGTCGATGCACGGACTCGACGTCGAGGAGGATCCTGACGGCGACGACCACGCGCCGCTCACCTGCCCGCGCTGTGACCGGGAGACGCCTCGGGACAACGACTACTGCGTCTGGTGTCACCAGGCGCTCTCGCCCGAGGCTGCCGAGCGCGTCGAGGAGGTCGACGAGGCGATGTTCGAGTCCGGCGTCGAGACTGACGACCCCGAGGTCGCTGAGGACCTCCGGACTGTCAACCGACGGATCACGGCGCCGGTCAAGCATCTGATGGCCGACGAGGAGTGACTCAGGCATCGGTCTCAGCCTCCTCGAGGCGGTCGAGTGCGTTCTGGGCGTGCGGTGCGATCGGCAGGTCCGTGTCGGCGAGTCGCGTCAGCTCGGGCTCGAGCTCGCGAACTACCTCGATCGGCGCGTCGTCCGCGTCCAGGTCAGTACTGTCGTCGGTCGTGGTCGTGCTCATCGGGTGTCCTCCAGATTCGTCGCGTCGATTCCGGACCGGTAGTCGGTCCCGAACTGTTCGTCGACGGCGGCCGCGACGGCCACACCGTAGATGTTCGTGACATGCGCCGGCGCGAGCCCGTAGCACGTCGTCAGCGTGCCCTCGCGGCGGAAGACGACGACCGCCGACTGCGCGTCGTACCGCGCCTCGTCGTGGCGCGGAACCGGCGCCGCGTCCGGCACCTCAACGCGAAGCCCGCGGTTCCACGAGCCGATCACACTGGCGGTCGGCCCTGACCCACGAATCCGGAGCATCCGATTGGCGTGGTCGGTCGGGTCGGCCGCGTACTTCGAGCTCACAGCACCACCTCGAACGTGAGCACCACTGCGAGGGCGCCGGCGAGCCCCAGTGTGAGCCACCGGAAAGCCCACACGTGCGGCTCGCTCATCGGCTCACCTCGCTCGGGTCGCGCCCGGCGACGACCACGTCGTGGATCGTCTGGAGCGTCTCCTTGTTCCAGTCTCTACGGACACCCGGCGCGTCGATGCCGAGTGCGCGTTCGAGGACATCCGTCGTCCCGCCCCGCGTGAGCTGGTCGATCCACTCGCGCCGGTCGAGGTCCTCGTGCTCGTCGACAGCCGTCGGCTCGTAGTCGACAGCCTCGCAGACCGCGGCGAGAACGTCGCGCATCCAGCCAACCGTCGTGTTGGCTCGCTCCCACCGGACGCCGTCACGATTGACCATCTCGTACCGAGTGCCGTCGGCGCCGGTTTCTCGCGTGATCTCGCGGACGAGGTTGGGCTTCTGGAGCTGTCGCGACCGGCGCGTGTCGGCCTCGCCGGCGACACGCGTGAACACCCACTTCACGGGCGAGGTGTCGCGCCACTTCGAGACCTCGAGGTCTGCGAGGAACCCGTCTGGCGTGTCCCCGCGCAGGTGCGCGCCGAGCGTCTTGCCGATCTCTTGGATGCGGACGTCGGTCGCGCTGTTCGCGATGGAGCGCGACGAGGCGATGCGCTCGTCGGTCACGTGCTCGGCGACGTACCGCTCGATGGTCTCGATGGCGGCCTCGCTGCCGCCGTACGCCTTGCTCTCGTAATCGTTGTCCTGTCCGGCGCCGTTGTCGTCGAGGACCTGCTCGGCGGTGGTGCCGCCATCGGTTATCAGGCAATCATTTCTGGTTGGAGAGTTTATTTTTTTATTCCTATCATTTTGGACATCAGGGGAGCTATCCCCGGTTGTCAGAGGCGCGCCTCCCGTCTGGTCCCGGCCTCTGGGATCAGTTTTCATCGTCCACCTCCTCGAGGACGTACGTCGTCCCGTCGTCATGCGCGAGGATCGCATCCCCGTTGCGCTCCAGGAGCTCGGCGGTCTCACGCTCGACGTGATCGACGACGCGAAACTGGGTCGCGCTCACGCGGTCTCACCCTTCTTTTGGCCTCGACGAGTCGGCACGATGACACCGTCTGTGTTGCTGTCAGGCGTCCATCCGGGTGGCTCCGGGTCCTCGGTCGGCGGCGCCTCTTCGCTGAACTCGTCGGTAGCGTCGAGCACCTGCTCAACCGTTGTCGGCCCGAGTTGCGGGACGGCCTCGAGCTCGTCCGGGGTCGCCGACTCGATGTCGGCGATAGTCTCGTAGCCGGCGTCCTCCAGACGGGCCGTGATACTCTCGCCGAGCCCGGTCGCGACCTCGGTGAGCTCCGTCACTGCGATCGAGTCCGCGTCGCCTTCGTCGACGACGTCCGCCTGCTGGTCGGTCGGCGCGTCCTGCCCGATCCCGTCGAGCGGAAGCGGCACCTCGACCGTGAGCTCGGCGACCGTATCGCCCTGATCGTCATGGCGGAGGTCGGACTCGAGGAGCGCTGCCGGGCCTGCCTCGACGGCCTCGACAACGTCGGCAAGATCGCGCAGCTGGTCGGCGTGCGTCATGACTCGTCGCCCTCCTCGGGATCGAACAGCGGAGTCCCACACTTGCGGCAGTACTTGTCCGCGCTCGAGCAGAGGTGTCCTGCCGGGCAGCGAACCTGCCCGTCGAGGGGCGTCTCACTCTGCGACATCGTCGTCACCTCCATCGGTCGCGGCGACCTCGGCGCGGTCCTGCTCGTCCTCAGGTAGCTCGGTCTGATCGGTCTCTGCTCCGTCGTCGCGGTCGATCTCGAGGAACGGCAGCACCTCCTCGCGAACCCAGTACGCAAACCCCTCCTCGAGGAGGCCGTCACTGTAGACGGCGACGTACCCGCTCTCGTAGATGACGCCCTCGACGAACTCGTCGCTCCACATGTACTCGAAGCCGAGCCCGATCGTGCCGTCCTGCGCCGCCTCGATGTCGGCAGCGTCGTGGTAGTCGATGCTCGTCTTCTCCTTGTCGCCGCCGAAGTCCCGGGAGTGCGAGACGTTCCAAGCGTCGCGGATCTCTGTCTGCTCGCGGATGTGATTCGCGAAGGCGTCGACGTCGATCCGGGTCTCCTTGACTGTCACGCCAGTCTGCGCGGCGACACGTTTGATGAACCACTCACCGTCTGAGCGTGACGAAACGCCGATGAAACCAGGGTCAGTGGAGACGTCGGCGTAGAAGTCGATGGCGCGTGGAACGAGCGCCTTCGCCCGGCTCGTCGAGATCTCGTCCGTGTCGACGGAGACGTCCTCGCGTCGGACTTCGATGAGGTCCGCGGCCGTCCCGAAGTAGACGGTGTTGCCGTCGAGATACTGCGCGCCCTCGGCGTCGACGGCAGGGAACTCGCCGTCGAGCTTCGATGGGACCTCCGAGTCGCGGGCCGCACCGACGGTGAGGAAGAACGTTGCGTCGTGCATCAGGCTGGCACCTCCGGTTCAACGCGCGCCTTCTCGTGCCACTTCGCGTCGATCTTTGCGAGCTTCTCTTGGACGACGTCGGCAGCGTTCTCTTCGTAGTCGTCGTGGTCGTCGAAGTCGTGGTACCCGAGTCCGACGCACCAGTACGTGGTTTCCTCGCCAGTCTCGATGTTGCGTGTATCCACCACACCCTCGTCGTTCTTCTCGACGCGTGTGTAGCGGTGACCCGTCACCTCAACGTTGCCGACGTAGTCCTCGTTCGGGTGATCGGTGATGAGGTACAGATGCTTGCGCATCAGGCCTCACCCTCCTCGATCGGCGTGAAGTTCTGCTGGACCATCCCCGGAATCGGGAGGTGGCCGTTGCGTTCGTAGCCGGCGTCGTTGAGTGCCTCGTCGATCTCGTCAGTGTCCTGCTCATCGGCGTCGGCGTTGAAAATGAAGTGGCCGTGCCCGTCGTCAGCCTGAACGATACTCTTGGGGTCGGCATCCGGCAGCTGCTCGACCGCTTCGACGAGGTCGGGATCGACCGACATCTACGCCACCTCCTCGACGTCGACGGGGTACTTCGCCGACACCCACGCGTCGTCGCCGGCGTCGAGCTGGAAGCGCCCGAACAGCCGGTACGCCCGTGGCGGGTCGCCCCCGACGTGTGGCGCCGGCGCCGGGACGTGGTCGGTCTCGTACCCGGACTGGTCGCTATCGAGTATCTGTGCGTCTGTCCGCTCCGTCGTATTGGCCGTATTACTAAGGCCGTTGGGCGATCTATCTTTCATCGGGTCTCAAACGCCTCGTGTAGAGGCGGTCTTGGTGTGACCCAGCCCGTCGGTGTTGTCGCACCGGCGGGGTTTCTGCTCCCGCGGAGGCCAGGTCGACTAGTGCTTACCGCGCCCCTTACTTAGTACTTTCCCGCTACTAACTGGATACTAACAGCTATTGACCGAATTATTAAGGGCGAGTGGGTGGAAGTAGTAAGTACATCGGTGTTACTATGAGTACGACCGTCGCACGAGAGACTGAGATGCGAAAGGACGCGGACTGGATGCGGCAGCCGACTGATGACCGCATCCTGGAGGTCCTCCGCGAGGAGGGGAACATGACTCCACGAGCAGTCTCTCGTGACGGTGAGATCGCCCGCGTCGACGCGACTCGGGACTACGCCGGCGGCCGCCTTCGAGAGCTCTGTCGATACGGACTTATCGAGCGCGTTGATCGCGGCCTCTACCGTCTCACCGACGACGGCCGTGCCTACCTCGACGAGGAACTTGACGCCGCCGAGCTCGATCCGGTCGAGTAGCCTCACGCGATACGCACCTCGTCGACGTCGATCTCCTCACCAGTCCGCTGGTCGATCAACATGTCGTACTCGACCTCACCGGGGAGTCGCCAGTGCGGACAGCTCGAACACGCGATCACGCCGTCGCGAAGCCGCCAGTCGGTGTGCCCGCGCGGACAGGCGTAGCGCCACTTCTCGCCCGCCACCGACCGATCGATCTCGACAGCCATCACAGCACCCGCAGGCCGGGCGCCGCCTTCTTGATCGCCGGGCCAAGCCAGCGCGGCGCCGACCGGCCGGGCGTCCGTTTCAACTCGCCGAACTCGTCGAACGTGAGCGTCCACTCGCCCGTCTCGTGGGCGACCTCGACAACCGTCTCGTCGTCTCGTTCGTCGACCGAGATCTCGACGTCGGCGTCCGCGTCGAAGCCGAGCTCGCTCAGGTCGATCGTTGCTCGTGTCGGGGGTGCCTGCGAGGGCATATCTCAGCCGACGGGTGGATGAACGGTAAAAGGGGGCCGTACTTCCGGGGTAGAGGACAGGGACCACCCAGTGGAGAGCGCTACAGTGCGGTCAGATGAGACGCTGATCCTCGGGACGGTATGTCTGTGTGATCGTGACGCTGAACTTTGATTCACAGTCGGGGCACATGGCCCACTCAGTAATCTCTCGACCGTCGTCCGACATCACCTCAACCGTTGTACCGCATGAACACTCGAACGTAATCCGCATCTACAATTACCAAGGAATAGTAACGGATAGTTCTTCTCAAATAGTATACTGTTTGTGCGGACAGTTTCCGTGAGAAGAGTCAGCACGGTACTTTACGCGGCGTGTGTTGAGAGATTGCTGTGAGAGAGATCCGGGGCAGCGAGGCTCTCGTCGACAGCCGAATACAACCACCGATGATCAAGTCGCTCCCGCTCGACGAGGTCGTACGCGCGGAGCTTGTCGAGCTTGTTTCGCCGGTCGCGACGGCTGATCGGTGTCCGCTCTCGGTTCGCGTACACCCGCTCTTCGACCGTCTCGTATCGCTGGTTGAGCTCACGCCCCGTAATCTCGCCAGCGTCGCGAATCAGTTCGTAGAGGACGCGATGGTGAAATGGGAGTGACTGAAGGTTCGCTTCCCGGATGCTCGACCGAGCACGCTCGTAGGAGTCGTCGACGTCGGCGTCGTGGATACGCCCGTGTTCGCGCTCGGCCGCGATCTCGGCGGCCGCGCGCAGCGTCTGGATACCCTCGCGAGCGACGCCCGCGACGTCGTCGGCGATCGTCTCCAACTGGTCGCGTGTGACCACGTTGTCGACGAGCCCGACCCGCGCTCGGTCGTGAAGGATGTCGGCGAGCTCGTCGACGCCGAACCGGTCGAGTTCGATCCGCCCACCGTGGAGGTACTGGCGGACACCTGACTCGGCACGGGCGAGCCAGTCGTCTGGTTCGTGGCAGATCACCACAACCTCAACTCCGGGGACGGCGGTCAGCTGGCCGACCGCATCCGTCCCGGCGACGTCGTCAGCCTCGTCGAGCAAAAGGAAGAACTCATCGCCGTCGAGCGTCTCCCGAAGTCGCTCCGGGAGCTCAGCGTTCGGCGCGTTGTCGGCGACAGTCCCGCCGGCACCCCGGATGGCCCTGCGGAAGAGCTCACCTGTGGTCGTGCCGAGCGACTGGATCCACGTCCAGCGCGTCCCGAATTCGCGTGCGAACTCCTCGAGGACGGTTCGCCCGAGCGCTGTCTTCCCGACGCCACTCGGCCCCGCCAGCAACGCGCCCTGATCGTGGTCGGAGCGGGCCCGGTGGAGGAGTCGGATGAGTTCTTGGACGTGCGCTTCACGGTGGCGGAGGTCGGGTGGCGGGGTCTCGTCGTCGAAGACCTCTGGACGACGTATCATACTGGAGACTGCTGACGCGGACTGGGGTAATAAAGCGGCGCCTCGCTTCCGGGGTGGAACTAAAAGTGTTCTATCGCTCGATACACCTGGTGGGGCGGTGCGATCAGCTACAGCTTCTGTGTCTGCGACGCATCCACAGGACCTGTTCTCTGCCGATCCGGCTGGGATTGTCCATCACGCAACTGGAGATATGCCGCGGCGATGATCGCGTAGTAGGGGAGGAAAAACACTGCTGAGAAGGTGATAATGACGATATCAGCCGCAACCGAGAGGCCGGCGAGGGTTAACAGGGGCGCGATGGCGCCGATAACCCCACCGAACAGCGCGGACGCAAACACGAGGACACCGAGTTGAAGTCGAGAGCCACGAGCTAATCCCCAGCTTCGCTTCAGGGAACTAATCACACCTTCATCTTCGACAGCGACAGCGAAGATGAAAAACAGGAACGAGACGGCTAGGAATAGCCCCGGAATCAGGAGGAATACCGAGCCAATCATGATCATAATTGTGACGAGCACTCCGCCGATTAGTGCGAAAACCGTGGCGCGGCCGAGTCGCTCTGTCACCGAGGCGGGGAACGATCCAGCTTCGCTGAGCGGTTGCGCAAACGTCCGAGACAAGACCACGAAATACGTGGAGCTCAAGAGAATCAGTACGCCCAGCGCCGCAAGAGCGATCTCACCGGAGATCGGGAGTGCGAGCCCGACGCTACTCCGAAACTCTGTTGCTGCCTCAGGAGGAAGATATCCGAGGATCGCTGTATTAACCATTGTTTGTGTACCGAGCTGGATAGCAAGGAACCCGAGGAAGAGGGCTCCACCAGTTCGGGTGAAGATACGCCGAATACCGTCGCTAACCGCATGGCTAAGTTGGAGGGCCATACCTGAAAAAGATCTCACGGTTGTCTAATAAAATAATCGAAATGAGCGCGTGAGCTACCGTACGAACCGCTCGACGTAGTCGCGTGACACCACGTCTCGCTGGTCGCAGTCGCGCTCGTGCGGCAGGTTGTCGATCGTCGTTGTGTGGCCCTCTGGACCGTCGATACGGATGCGCGCGCCGCACTCGGTACACTCGAGCCACTTCGGCTCGGTGATCGCGAGCCCGTCGACGCTCGGCGGACTGCCCGAGGGGACGATGCGGAACTCAGTATCCGGCGAAGCGAACGAGCGAAGGCTCATCGCGAGGCCTCCGCGCTCTCCTCCTGGTCGTCGACACGAAGCCACCCGGCGACGCGCTCGAACGCTTTCGCGGCGCCGAGGTGCCGGAGAATACGGCCGAGCGCCGCGCTCGACTGACTGGAGGCTCGCCGACTGCGGGCGGCCTCCTCGAGGACGTCCGCTGCGACGGTGCGAAGCCGGCGCATCTACGGCCCCTCCGTGACGGTGACCGCGGCGCGATGCTCGTCGTCGATCACCAGCTCGGACAGCGGCTCACCGCCGCAGGGAGCCCACTTGCCCTCGTCGTCATCCCAGCGGTCGACGTGGCGCTCGGCGTGCCACGGTTCTCCCGGAACGCGCTCGTAGCGGATGCGCCGGCGCTCGCCTGACTCGGTCTTATAGGCGATCGTCGGGAGGCCCTCACTGGACATCGTCCACCTCCCCGTCCTCGATCAGCGACCATCGGGGGTCACTCGTCAGCGTTGCGACCGTCGACACTATCTCGGCGCCGAACGCTGGTGTCCGCGGGTGGGAGTTCCCAGTCGCGACGGTGAGCTCGACGTAGTCTTCCTCGACGCGGTCGACGACAGCCGTGAAGCGCGGCTGCGGCTCCCAGAGCGGCACGTCATGCGGCTCGGGCACGTCCTCGGGGTCGGCCCGGGATTCGTCACAGCGCCACGTCTGGGCTGCCTCGACGACGCCTGCGCGCTCGACGAGGCTAGGCATCGTCGCCTCCGTCGAGCTTCCGACGGATACGCTGGATCGTCCCGCGCGCCACCTGCTCCCGGGACGCGCCGGTCATGTCCTCGTCGACGATCGTCCCCTCGACGTCGTTCAGGACCGTCTCCACGACCTCTCTGCTGATGTCATCCTCGTCGCGAAGCTCGTGGTCGTAGAACGCGGCGTTGAGGTACGGCACCTCGTCGCCGAGGTATACCTGCTCGCCGACGTCGTACGCACGTAGGTCCGGCGCCCAGCCGATCTCCTGACACCACGAGGCGATGGCGTACTTCGCGACTGCCTTCTCGTCGCCGTCCCACGCGCCGTCGTAGCGCTTGCCCTCGAGGAGCAGCCCGACGAGGTAGTCGATCGGGTTGTCCAGGTCGAGCAACTCGCCGTCGACGGCGCGGCGGATCGAGCTTACCGACCGCTCTGACGCCGGTGCGTCCTCAGACATCGTCGCCCTCCGTAGGGTTGTCGACGCCCGGTGGAACCGGCCGCACGCCGCCGTCGCCGTCGCGACTCTCCCCTTCGACGTCGAACACGTCGTCGGTCGTCTGGTACTCCTCGCGCACGAGCTCGGCGATCTCTTCAGCCTGCTCTTCGTCGCCGTCGATCGGCGTCACCGTCACCATCGTCTCGATGCGCCCTTCGTCATCGCGAACAGCAACGTCGAAGCCGCGCTTGGTCCGTCTCACGCTTCGAACACCTCCGTCCGGCCGTCGGCCGTGGCGATTCGCGGACTCGCGGAGAGGTGCTGCCCCAGCTGCTCGTCGATCGCCGACCGGTCGACCCAGCCCGGGATCGGCCGCTCGCCACGGGCGAAGGCGACTCTGAGTCTGTGCTTACAACCCTCTTCGGGCGCCCGGTGGAGCGCGTCCGGACAGTCGCAGGTGTCGGCGATCGCGTCGACGTGGTAGGTTCCGGTCGGCGTCACGACGAGGAACTCCTCGTCGCGGAGGTCGCCGAACGTCCGGTCGTCGAGGACGGTCATGCTCTCGGTGAGCGCCTTCGCGGCGCGCGTGCTGAAGTCACGGGTCGGCGCCGGCGCCGCCTTAGACATCGCCGACACCTCCCTCAGCCCAGGCCTGCTCAACGCCGACGACGGCAAGCCCCCCCGCGGGGAAGTCGTAGTCGCGCAGGTCGGCGAGCTCGTCGAGACTGTCGAGCGAGAGGTCGTTCACGTAGTAGCACTCGTAGGCGGCATCGTCAACCGACACCGGCAGCCACGGGTGCGGGCCGTAGGTGGCGAGGTCGAAGCCCTCCTGCTCGTAGTAGTCGCCGAGCGTGTCGGCGACCTTCGAGCGGACGAACAGCAGCTGCCGCGTCACGAGGTCAATCGCGAGGCTGCCCGGGACGGGCTCGGTGCGGACGTCCGCGAGTGCCTCGGCGACGCGATCCTCGTACGGGAGCGTGGCGTCGTCGAAGTCGGCGTCGATAGCACCCTGTTCAGACATCGGCAGTCACCTCTTCACCTTCGAACAGCTCGTCGACGTCGGGTAGTGTGCTACCGTAGTCGACGCCGGCGCGCTCGGCCGGGATCGTATTCCGCGCGAGCCACTGTCGGGCCTCCCACACGGCCGCCCGGAGATCGTCCTCGTCGTGGACGTCGGTCCACTCGCCGGCGTCCGTCGCGACGAGCTCACAGATCTCGGCGAGGCGCTCGTACTTGCGCTGCTCGATGGCGTACTTCACGTGGCCCGTCGCCTCGTCGAGGTTGCTCGCGGCGTCGTCGTAGCCGTGCTCGTCTTCCCGCTGCGTACACGCCTCATCGGCGGCGCCGTACGCCGCGGCCAGCTGCCGGAGCTGGTCGTCCTCTTGGAACCGGTCGTGGATGACGTCGGCGAGCAGCGTGTCGAACGCCTCGACGAACGTCTCCTCATGACGCGAGAGCTCCTTCTGCGCGGTGCGGTTGAGGTCGCGCATCAGAACGCACCTCCGAAGACGTCGCGGTTCGTCGGGTTGCGCTCGGTCCAGCCGACCTCGGCGCCGATGTACTCGTGGACGTAGACGTCGACGGCGTTGCCCATCTCGACGTGGTCGCGAGCGGCGAGCCACGCGGCAAGGTCCGAGCGACGCTCACGGGCGCCCGTCTCAGGGTCGATACGGTGGACGACGCCGGCGTCGCGGTCGAGGTGGTGAACGTACCCCTCGGAGTCGATGCCGAGTGCGGTGTGCTGTGCGATCAATCGCGTGTCGGTACGCCTTTCAGCGCGTGGGTTCGTAGTTGACATCGCTGGTGTTTCCAGCACGGTCAGGGGCGCTTGGACGCCCCGGGCCACTTCTGCGGCCACGTCCCGTGCTCAACTCTTACTTGTATCTCTACCCACTTAATGTTTGCTTTGTCAAGTGTCTATGTCCAATACGTAGTAAACATTTATACCGTCAACGCGCATAGTCAAGTGCGTGCGATGAGTGTAACCAGTAACGTGGCACACGACCTCAACGACGCCGACGAGATGATCCTGGACGAGTTGGCAGCGGGCCGGAATCTCCCGCAGAACCTCGCCGACGAGCTAGGATACTCTCGACAGTACATCCAGAATCGCCTACAGATGCTGAAAGCCGCCGACTACGTAAGCAACGTCGGTGGCGGCCTCTACGAGCTTGTCGACGACCCGCGAGACGACGCCGACCAGGAGGACAGCGTCGAGGCGATGAAGCGGCACCTCCTTGCTGCTTGTGAGGCGATCGACAACGACGACCCGGATGAACTCTGCCGGCACGTTCGCGAGGGCTGTGAGGCGATCGACGATGACTAACCCGATCGTCATCGACGAGGACGACCTCGAGGACGTCTACCGCGACCTCGCGGACGCGACCGAGGCGGCCGCGACGGGCAACCCGAACGAGTGTGCGTCGAAGGCGGCCGACGCGAAAGAGCGCGTGCTCGAGCTCCACGAGAACGCGACCACGTTGGAGGAGATCGGCGCCGTCGACGCGTAGTCCATACACTCTTTTCGACTCGCAGCCGACAGCCAGGCATGACCGAGACCTTCGACGTCGAGTGCCCGGGCTGCGGTGAGACGAAGGGGCCGATCACGACGCACGCCGGCACGGCCGGCATCCACTGCTCGTGTGGCGTCTCTGCGAGCGTCGACATCGAGGCGCAGGCGATCGGCGACTGGTGGGAGCGGTGAAATCACGCACATATGCCTGCCAAACCAACCTACGAGCCATATAATGGCCTCACGATAACTGCGAACGCTGTTCCAGAGCCTGCCCCAGTGCTGTGGACCGATTCAGAACCAGTATTCAAAATTACATTCCGGAATTCAGAAGAATCAGACTCGAAGACCAACTGGGAAGCTGGGAGTTCCATTAGGTTAGTACTCAAGGTGGACGGGGATCCGGTTTGGGACGGTGAAGTCGAGTTTGGACCACTCGATTATGGAGAAGAACAAACAGTAGAAGTGGACACTGCCCCACTAACTTATGAAGGACATGCTGTACTGGCTGTGGCAGTAGGGGGTGCTAGTGGACTCAATTCAGACCGTCCGACAGAACTTCGCGCAGGAAGAGGGACCAACACAAACAACGCAATTTACGCGTTTAGTGTGTGGGATAAATCCCATTACGAAGCCACGGTCGGGACACCAAAACGGCTACAGGCTGCGATTATTGGAACCTCCGTTGTGCTGATCATATTCGCGGCAGTACAGCTGTATGTCGCCCTGTAGAGGCACTGGAGATCGGGGATTGGCGGGGACGGTAGCTACTCTAGTCCGCACAAGACAACTATCGCAAGGTCTCTAATTAAGTACTTAGTTAGTGACTAAGACGGGTTTCATCGCCCTCACACATTCTAGAAATCTGTTCATGGACTTTGTACCCGTTGATCTTTCTGATTTGGCTCTCTCTAATTGGACTTGAAGTTTCTCGAACCATATCTCTTACATCTGCCGGGTCTGGCAGACTCGTTGCCTGACCCTTAATTTCTCCAAAAGCCTCTGCGAGAATGCCCGTAACAATTGGGGCTGCGTAACTGGACCCTTCTAGAAAGTCGAGCGTGTCTTCAGTCGTGTCTGGATAGATAACTGGTGCCGCGACATCGGGTTTCCCATTTTTCGCACGCGGGTTGGCCCACCAGCTAGCGTCTGTTTGTTTTGACAGACAGCTACTGCCGTCACACCCGTTGTAGCCGCAGAAAACACCGTCTGCCAGTTGACTTACTGAATCGGTTTCTATATCGAGGTAGTATGGTCCGGAGTTCGGCCTGTCGTGAATATCTGATTTTGATTGCGGACAGTGTGTGACAAACCCGTTTACTGCAATCACATCGCCGACAACAGCTGGAACATGTACTGGTAACTCCCCTTGCTCTGTTTCGTCATTTCCTGCTGCAGCGACAATTGTGATCCCGGCGTCAATCGCTTCCTGTGTTTTCTTATAAAGTGGATGGGCGTACACTGGTACATCCCATGAATCTCCAATAGAAACGTTGAGAATATCAACACCGTCGGAAATGGCGGCATCAATGGCATCGTGGTACGGGCCGACCCCTAGATCTCCATTTGAATCGATCACCTGATAGAGACTAACTGTCGTGTATGGGGCATACTGTTGGATTAGATCATATACTCGAGTTGCGTGTGGTGTTGTAAGATACTCGTCCGACTCGATAAAACTCCGCTCGTGTTCTATTGGAGTCGATGCGTCTTCAGTACCTGGTAACGTTTGGGCAGAGTCGAGTATACCGACATGGACTCCGCTTCCACCTTCCCCAACAGAAATGGCATTAGTACTTTCTTGGTGAGCGCGGAAAATAAACTGACAATATTCCTCTGCCGATGGGACCCATTCAGGCAGCACGGACGTTACTGGAGGATTTCAGCTTCACCATCTGGGGAAGCGGATCGGATCCCAGGCAGGGTAACAACATCCCCGACTTGCTCTTCTAAGCTGTCGAGGATGAGGACCCCTGTATCAAGGCTGCGGGTTAACTCAACACCTGGCATCCCAGAGATACGGTCCAAAATCTCGGAGATTTTACTCTCATCCACCACAAGTACCAGAGTTATGTGCTCACCAGTAGCTGGGTTCGCACGCACCCCCTCAATGTCTGGGTGGATGTGAGTTTCCATTACGTTAACTAGTTAACGCGCCTCTGTAATGTAATCTTCGCATAGATATCCATAGGGGTTTCACCGATCAACGGCAGTCATTGCCGTTTTACTCGGCTCAAACCACCCCCACCACTCGCGAACAGCGACGCGACCTCACGGACACCCTCCTCAGCTGACCAGCCCTCGCCGCGGTAGTGCCGGACGGGCGCCCGCCACGCTGACCGTTCGTAGTGCGCCCAGAGACATGTCTGTCGGCCGCCTGCCGCCGGCGTGAGCCGGACGTGGTACTGCCACATCCCAAAGAAGCCCTCGGGCCGGTACGCATACGAGCCGACCTCCCAGACGCGCTCGCCGGCGACGACGTCGAACTGGATCGACGCGAGTGTGTTCGGGTACACTCTCGACATTGACCGGAGCTCGGCGCGGACCTCGGCGGGCGGCGCGTCGATCGTCCCGACGAGCGTCCGCGCGTTGAGCTGGAGGCCGGTCTTCTCAGGGAGGGCGTCGGCCGCGGCCTCGAGGTCGACGCCGACGTGGTCGTCGACGGCGTCGAGCTCCTCGTCGTAGTCGCCGTCGGCGAGGCGGTCGAGTACAGGGAGGACGACCCGCCGGGCCCGCCACAGGTCGGGCCACTGACCGAGGTAGCGCTGCGCGACCAGGAAGAGCGCGAGCCCGAGCGCCGACGCGATCAGCTGGGCGTGTTCGAGAGCGATGCGACTCAGAGTGTCGATGGTCGTGGTCATGAATAGGGTGCGCTGATGGCCTCACGCCCGCCGCGCGGAGCGGGCGCTCATCGGTCGCAAAGCGATCGAAACCGTTAGTAATCAACTCCAAAAACGCCCGACTGCGGTGTCAGAGGCACTCGGTCTCCATACCCCTTTGATCATACCTCGCGAGCGGTCTCGCTGAGTGAGCGCTCGATCTTGTCGATCACGTCACCAGCCGAGAGCCGCGCGCCGAGCGTGAGCGAGATCTCGCCGGCCGACTCGTCGATCGATCGGATCTCGAAGCGCTCGTCGCCGGGGGTCGGTAACTGACTGGGCGCGATCGCGTCCACAAGCGCGAAGCCAGCCTCTCGCTGCGGGATGGTCACCTCGGCCTCCCACTGCGGGCTGTCCAGTTCGTCGACGATGAACGACGCCGCCCCGACCGCGGCCGTGTCCGAGCGAATCGCGTTGAGCTTCTCGACGCGATGGTTGTCGAAGCTGACGTCGCGCTCAGTCGACCCGACAGGCTGCCACTCGTAGTCGATGAGGTAGTCCTGTCCGGCCGTCATGTCGCCGCCGTCCGTGATCGAGATAAACCCGTCCTGGTACTCAATCTCGTAGTCTCCAGCAACCTCATCGCCCGACTCCTCGACCGACTCGAACTCCGTCCCATCAGGCGCGTACACGCGCTCGCTGTTAGCCTGTATCCGGTCGTTGGCGAGCGACGTCCCACTGAGGCTTGCGGTGAAGCCCTCGCCCTCGGTCGGCTGCGACTTACCGTAGACAGTCGCACCAGACAGTTCGCGCGAGAGGTCCTTGCTAACGTCGTAGTTGGCGATATCGGGGTCCGCGTCGCTCGTCCGCTGGCCGATCTGCGTAACGATGACGCGCGGCCCACCGACGTCGGCGTCCCACTGTACCTCCCAGATACAGTTTGCTCGTTGTGCCTTGGACGTCAGCTCCTCCTCGATCGGGTTATCGATCGACTCGCTGATCGACGGGCTGCCGAGCGCGTCGTACTCGACAGTCAGCTCGTCAAGTCGCTGCGGGACCGTCCGGTAGTTGGTGTAGTACTGCTCGACCCCGCCGTTCGGGCCGTCTGCCGCATCGCCGTCGGCGCCGCCAAGTGTGACACGGGCGATAAAGTCTCGAGTCGACGATCCGAAGTCACGGTCGATCGACGTCGCGTTGGTCGCCTCCTGTACGTCCGTCTCGATCGGACCGACGCCGATAGCCTGATCGTTGGTCGTGTCCGATACGGTGGCGGCGAGCGTCGCGCCGGTCGCCCGCTGGATGGGCTGGATGGTAAAGTCGATCGTCTGTGGCGAGTAGACGCCGGGCGGTCCGTCAAGCCGCTCGTTGCTGTCAAGTGTGTTCGCGAACGTCGACGGATCCCACTCGCGCTCGTCGACGACGGCGGGCATGTCGAGATACATCGAGCCCTCGGGCCCGAGCTGGGTGGAGATTGTCGGGTCCGAGTCCGAGGTCACGACCTCTAGGGTGTGGGTGCCAGCGTCGAGGTCGTCGATCTCGTCGGCCGTCCGGGAGCCAACGAGGTCGCTGATCTCCTTCCACTCGACGGTCTTGTCAGCGCTATCCGCCTCCTGCCGGGCGATCGACCCGATTTTCTGCCCGTCGAGATAGACGAGCAGGAATCCGTCGTAGTTGTACGACGCGCGGAACCAGACGCCCACAGACTCGGCGGGGATGCGGTACTCGGTCTCGAACGTCCACGTGCTCGACCGTTGCTCGCCGACGTCGAACTCGACGGCGTTGCTCACGGTCCAGTTGACGGTCGTGTCGTTGACGATGTCGACGCCGGCAGACTCGATGTCGGGCAACAGCGTCATGACCGCTGTCCGACGCGGTTCGAGCGAGTCGAAGTTGACCGCAATCGGGTCGGTGAGCTCGTCGATGTCGGCGTAGTTGCGCCAGTCTGCTCGCCCCGAGAGCGTGCCGAACGACTCGCCCGTGGAGGCCGGGGCCGGGTCCACTGTGTAGTGGTAGCCCGAGGCGTCGAGGACGTCTCGCATCACGTTGTGTGCCGAGCGGTCGCGGACCTCGTCCTGGTACCGTGCCGAGAGGGCCGTCCCGCCACGGCCGATCAGCTCGACGTGGTCGCCGCCCGACCCACGGACGATCCGGGCGTCGTCGAATTGTTCGATCGGGAGGCGCTCCCCATCTCTCCACACGCGCATCGGCTGGCGCTCCCACTCCTCGTCGAGCCACTTCTCCGCGCGCGGGACCGGGATAGTCACTTCGGGCGTGCCGTTGAGCCGAGGCGACGCCTCGACGTCGGCGAGGATCGTCGGCTCGACGACGCCCTCGCCATCCGGCCGGTCGATCTCGACGTGCCAGCCGGACGCCTGGACGCCTCGCGGGGCGAGCCCGATCGCCGGCGTCGTAGCCTCGGCCGTGTCACTCGCCTCGGAGTGAGGCGTGTAAGCGGTGACGCGGTACTCGACGGTCGCGTCGGACGGGGCGCCGACCGTGGTAGACTCCGTGTCCGGGTCGAGATCGTCGACCTCCACCCAGTGGCTCCAGCCGCCGCCGTAGAGCCGGCGGCGCTCCACGAGATAGCCGGTCTCGTTGTCGGCGTTGTCCTCCCACGCGAGGTCCACCGTCGTCGCGTCCACGACCGTCGCCGTGAGCCCCGACGGTGACGGGAACGCCGTGACGATCACGACGGGCTGCGTCCACGCCCCAATACGGTGCTCGGTCTCGGTCCGGGCGCGGACCTCGTACTCCTCGCCGTCAGCTCTGCCCACGAACTCCATCGTGAGCGTGTCGAACGCGCCGATGAACTCTGCGAAGCCCGCGGCGGAGGAGTCCCACGTCGACTGCCCCGTCTCACGGATCTGGATGCGGACGTCGCCGTAGTTCGTGACTGCCGACTCGCGATCGACGGCGATCTCGTCCTCGACGCCGTTGCCGAGGACGGGCTGGTCCTCGTCCGGGAGGGTGGTGGTGAATTGCTGTGGCATTATGAGTCGTCCTCCGTCTGCGCGTGGTCGGTGTTCGCGACGACCCTGGCGTCGTACGCCTCGCCGTGTAGCAGCCCCGTAACCGTCATTGCGGCCTCGGTCCTGTCGGTCGTCGTGAAGGTGTTCCACGAGCTCGCGCTCGTCGGCTTGTACTGCACGAGCACGTTGCCGTTGTTGTGAGTCGACTGCCACGCGTAGTCGGCGGTCGAGTCGGTGACGTTCGAGACGTCGAACCCGGTCGGCGCCGGAAGGATTGTCGTCGCCTCAACCGCGGCGCGGGAGCCCCCCCACACGGTCGACACGGCGCCTCGCCGATCCTGCTCGACCACCTCGTTGGCCTCAAGCCGGTATCGCTCGCCGTCGAGCAAGCCCGTGTAGTCATCGGACGTGGTCCCGACTGGGTGGTCTGTAGTGGACAGAGTACTGCCAGCTTGCCCGAAGTGCGTCTGGACACCGTCTGTGAAGGATGCGTTGAGTGACCATGAACCAGCAGCCTCACGCTGGACGCTCGTGTCGAGCGAGATGCTTGACGGCGCAGCAGGCGAAGTGTACTCATGGAGGATGTCGGAGACGACAACGCGGTCAACGGCGAAGTGATCGCCGCCGTACATCCCGCTACTCGTCGCTGTCCCTACCCGGATTCGGTTATCCGACGAGAGCCACGAACTATCGACGATCACCGAGACTTCAAACCACCCCTGTTTGTTGTACTCCCACTTGTAGTGTCGTAGAGCGTGCCACGAGGAACCGTCATACCACGATATTCCGAAGTCCTCTTGATTGCTATCGAGGCTAGCGGTTGCGAATGCGCACCTCACGAGGACGTCGACCTCGCCGGAGAGGTCGCCGAGGTTCTTCTGGATCCATGTTCCCTGATCGCCGTTCGCCCCTTCTCCGTAGAAGTAGTTGGTCCCTTGATCGGCTCCGCTGACAGTCAAATCTGCCGGGCCTGAACCAGATTGTACACCAGTATCACCAACGAGATTGGTCGCGTCCCACGCCGACAGGTCGCCGGATTCGAAATCGTCCTCGAAGTAGACGTTGCCCTCGTTGCCGTAGTCGGCGTAGACGTACTCGGATTTTGGCATTCCCGGCCCGGACGACTGGGCACGGAACTGGTGACGGGCGTCTTCTTGTAGTTCATCTCCACTCTGGGTCGATCCGCCAACCGTGTATTCGACCACAAGTTCGGACCCTTGCGTAGCGGGGTCTCCGCTCACTATTTGCGATTCGCCCGAAACAGTCGTTCCGATCCATTCCCACGACCCGTATCCCCCACCGGTGTCCACCCGATATTCAAGTCTGAAATATTCCGCTATGTCGCTTTTCACAGTAGATTCAATTCTGAGCGTATCCGCGTCAGGTCGACTCACACTCGGATTGTGTGGCGGGATGGGCGTCGTGTAGACCGTCCCGCTGTACGCCCAGTCGCTTGTGCTGATAGAGTTGGTGGCCCGAACCCGGAACTCGAACCCCGAGTCGATCCCGACCTGTTCGCCGTACGGCGAGTCCGAGTTCGGCCCATAGGAGTACGTCCCGCCCGAGGACGGTGACGACGGACCACCGGCCGGCGAGACCCACGATCCATCGTCGCGACGTATCTCCACATCGAAACTGTCAGCCGCGTCCTGGCTGTCGAAGCTGAGCTGGACCTCGTCGTCCGCCACGTATGACGCCTGAACGCCCGTGGGCTGCGTGACCTGAAGCGTGACGACGACCTCGGCGTCGCCTCCGTTGCCGCCACCAGTCTGGGTATCATTGACAGTGACACCGCCGGCGGTCGTCACGCCCCCGGGCTCGCCGGGCTCTTGGCCCCCATTTCTGCCAAACTCGCCCTGCCCGCCATTACCGCCAACACCGGAGCCTGCCGCGTCCTGTCCGGGGTTGTCCACCGCACCGCCGCCGAGTCCGCCGCGGGCACCGCCACCGCCACCGGAGTACTCGGCGCCCCGACCGCCGCCGCCGCCGCCGCCGCCGGCTGCGACGAGCTCGACGCCGTCCGATTGCCTTGTGACAGTCGTGGCGCCGCCACCGCCACCACCATCAGCACCGCTGGCATAGATAGACTCACCGCCGTTGCCGCCGTCCCCTGCCGGAGACCTCCCCCCGGCGGGCGCCGAACCTCCCTCGCCGACGGCAATCTCGAGCGTTGTCCCGCTTTCTACCTCGATCGATGCGTACCCGCCGTTGCCGCCCTCCTCCTCGTTATTATCGGCGACTGATCTGCCGCCGCCGGCGCCGAACACCTCGACGGTCGCGTCGGTCGGGAGCGTGTACGTCTGCGTGCTGTTTGGCGTATCAAACGTCGGCATCCTATCGCACCTCCTGGCGCTCAACGAGTGTCTGCTCGACGCCTGGATCAACGACGCGCGTCGACGCGATCGGCTCCAGACGGTCGTACAGCGCCGGCGGCAGCGGCCCGCTCTCCGACGACGGAATCGTCACGAGGAGGTCATCCCACCCGCGGAACAGCCGCAGGTCGACCCGGAAGACGTCACCCGCGTTCGTCCCGGCGACGGCCTCGAACTCGACGAGCGCGTGGATGCTTGCCTGCCCGATCTGCGTCAGGTCGACGTCGACCGGTACCCACTCTGTCGCGAGCTCGCCCGAGTAGCTCGGGAGGTCGACGCTGGTCCAGCTGTCCGTGGCCGTGTCCCAGCGCTCGGCCGTGAGGCTGGCCGTCTGGTCGCCGGCGTCGGGCTCGTCGAGGCGGACGCGGAGCAGGCCGTTCTCGAGGACGCACTCGGCGCCGGCGTCGAACTCGTGAGCGGTGTTGAACACGCGTTGCCACGCGACGACGCCGTCCTCATCGCGGATGCTCGAGTGACCGTGCGTGTCCCAGACCCCCGGGTCGATATCACCCTGGGCGTCGTATGGGAGGTCATAGAGCAGCGTAGGGTTCGAGCCGGGCAGGTCGGCCGTGTTGATGAGGTCGACGTCACCGTGCTGGGCAGTGACGGTCTGCGTCGGCGTCGGCGTCACTCGGTCGGTCGGCGACGACTGCGAGTTGACGGTCTGGACGCGAGTGGCCGAGCTCGGGATGCCGACCAGCGACGTCGAGGTGGTTCCGTACGGGTTCGTCAGGTCGTCCGAGTCCGAGACCTCAACGCCCACCCAGTGCGTGTTTCGGGTGCCTTTCTCAGTGAGATTCGCGCCGACAGAGATCGCGCCGGCAGCCTGCGGCATCACCGGGTCATCATCGACGAGTTCTGCGGTGTAGTATGCGTCCGACGGCTGTGACGCTTCAACAGCCGCAAACGATGCCGCCTCGATGTCGTTTGACGAGAGGATCTCCCGCAGTTCTTGGGCCATCCGCTCAGCGTAGCGCCCGCGATAGTCGACGTCGAGGCGGATGTCTGAGGCCTCGCCCGAGATGCGCTTCACACGCCCGCCACCGCCGAGTACGCTCTGTCGAGAGAGTTGCGCGCGGGACGCATCGAGGCGGTTACTCGCGATGCTGCTCTCGGAGATCTCCGTCCGGTAGTAGCGGCGAGTCATCGGGTATCCCTCGCGACCGCGTCGATCGGGTCGCCGGCGTCGATCGCCTCGATACAGGTGATCGATCCGTCCCACGTCGACATCGACTGGCCCGGGAAGTCCGCGCCGGGGTTCTCGAAGACAACCTGGAGCGGCTCGTACACGCCGCCCTCGCGGTACTGGCCGTACCGGAGTGTCGCCGGGCCGTCACCGACGATCCCTGCGCCGGGGAAGAGCTCCCCGCTCACCGAGGAGACGCGCGTGTTCCGCAGCCACCAGAAGAGGCAGGCCATCTGTCGCGTCGGGTGTTCGCCTGTCGCGTCGCTCTTCGTGAACGTGTCTGGATCGCCTTTGTCACCCCACTGGAGTGGGTTACCGTTCGGACCGGTCGCGCCTTCCCAGGAGTTGAAGTCGATGGTGACGGCGAACTGCGACCCCCCGAGGTTGATGAAGAGGTCCTTGTTGATCGGCGCGTCGACGAAGTCGCCGATCGTCCCGTCGACGAGGGCGAGCAACGATTGTCCGGGCGTGGCCCGGATTTGTGTCCGCTGCTCGGGGCTGATCTGGAGCCCCTCCTCGCCGCCGGTGAACATCTCGAACCGGGCGGTTCGGCGTCCGGTTCCATCGGGATCGCCCTCGATCTCGATGGAGGCGATACGGTCGGCTACTGGTAGGTCGGTCATGGAGTATGAATGGCTTCGATGCGGCCCGCTGGCCGAACTTTCACTATCTCTTTGCTTTCGAGAGGTCAACAGCCGTTGCCGGTTTTACTTTCACCTAGCCCCCGGGATGCTTATCCGTCAGCGTAGAAAACGCGTTGATAGCGACGAACAAAAGTCGCGAGTGGATAGACGATCCGCGGCTCAACCGGATGGTTAGCTTGTTCGAAGTACCAGCCCCGGCGGCTGCTGTAATGGCCTCCGTTCCGGTGTTGGTCTATGCCGGTCCGAGCGTGGCTCTGACGTATGTCATCCTCGCTCTCGGATCGTACACCTACGTGAACTCGTAGGGGCTCAGCGTTTAAGAGACACTGAGTGTGCCTCGACATTTTATGATACTTCGAAGAAGCGAAGGCGAGAGCCGGTGGTTAGCTTGTTCCCAGCCCCACGCATCCGATTTTCAGCACGTGGCTGCGATGAGACAGTACGTGCGGCCGGATCCGTGACTTAGGTTATCTATGGTGCTCTCGCCTGCTCCGAGTCCTCGGTGGCATGGGTGTGTCGTTTGTCATTGTGGGAGTTTGATGTCTCCCGCACCCGCTAACTAGTTCACGAGCGCAGCAAATAAATCCAGCGCTACCTTCGAATGTCCTCATAATTGGATATTTAGGGTCTCTACAAACATTTTTGCTCTTTCATTATGCTACAGAGGAACGTAAGTAAACCAAGTGAGCAGTCTACTGGCCGAACCTCTTTATCAGCGCGCTACGACGTCGCCGATATGGCGATCGGGATGCATCCGCGGGAGTGGGTAGCAGAGTTGATCGGCGTTTTCGGTTCCGCTGTCACCGCAGTCACTGCTTACTCCCGAAACGATCTAATGCTGGGGATTGCTGCGATTTTTATTCTGATGATTACCCTTCATCTTACTAGGATTCGGGTTTCTCATGATATCAGCGTACGCGACCACTGATCTTCCGGTTGAACTCCCGGAGTGCGTCTTCTTTTGATTTTTCCATAGCCCGTTTCACTTCGCGCTTCGTCGCTCCTTCAACAGTCACGTTCGACTCAACGCGGATATCGGTGCGCTGTTGCGAGTTATCGTCGTTGCCTCCTCCGTCATCTAGGAAGCTGTTGATTGCTTCCTCGATTCGGCTCGCGGCGTTCTGGAACCCCTCGGCTTGGGCCTGGCGACCCTCAGCTGAGAACACAGACCCCGAGTACTTGTCCTCCGGTATTTCAGGAAGGTTTGCCCAGTCCGGGGTGCGCTGGTTGATCGCCTGACGTCGCCTGTTCATGCCTTCTGGGTCAGTAAGGCCCAGGCCCTCTGGTGTGAGGAACGCGCCGCCAGAAGCTGCGGAACCTCCTGTAGACGCTCCTATGCTGCGAATAGCTTCAATTCCGAACGCCGAAGCCGCCCCTCCAAGGAGTATCTCTGGAAGTCCAATTGAGCTACCAATCCCGTCTGCTACCCCGTCAGTCGACAGCTCCGGAGTGCCAATCTCGATAGGCACCCAGTCCGGCTGCGGGGTCTCGACCGGCTCAGGGTCTTCGACCGGCTGCTCTTTTGGATCCTCTACCGGCTGCTCTTTCGGATCGGCGACCGGCTGTTCTTTGGGATCTTCGACTGGCTGCTCTTTCGGCTCTCCAACCTCAACCGGGTCGGGCTCGACGACGTCGAGTGGGTGCCAGTCCGGTTCTGGCGGTGGCGAGAGGTCTGGAAGTTCCGGCCAAGAGAACTCCGGCAGCGACGGCCACGAGAAGCTCGAGAGCACACTCGAGAGCGCGCCGATCCCGAGCAGCGCCCCACCGCCGAGGATCGCCGCCCCGCCGCCGAGGAGTCCACCGCCGGCGCGAGCAGCACGGTCGAAGTTGCCCTCTTCTTGGGCGTCGACCAGCTGCTCAAGCAAGCGATTCCGCTCTCGCGAAAGCTCGTGTTCCTCCTGCCACTCGGCCTCGATGTCGGTCTCCTCGAACGTCTCGCTCAGCTCCTCGATCGACGACGTCTGGTCGGTGAGCAGTTGGCGCTGTCGCGCTCGGTCGCGAGCGGCAACTTCGCTGCCGCTGCCGGCGCCGGACACCTCCGCCTGGACGTCGAGCGGGACTGAGGAGAGCGCGTCCTCGACGTCGGCCTTGGCCTCGGTGAGTGACCGATCGTCGATGACGACGTCGACGGTGTTCTGCGTCTCGAACTCAGTCACCGTTGATCACCTCAACTGGCGGGTTCTGGAGGTAGGGGAACGCAGTCATGAGGAGCTCGACATCCTCCCAGCTGAACTCATCAAACTGTGCGGGCGAGAACCCGCAGTACATCAGGATGGCTCGTCCGAGGTGGGTTCGTCCGACGCGTCCTGCTTCCTGGCCGCGACACGCTCGGAGTAGCTCTTCCGACGCCCGTTTCCCAGGGTGTTCTCCTCGGTGACTCGATTCGCGATCCACTGCGCGACGTACGGATCTGGTGTGTCGCGGACCGCTGCGATGCGGTCCTGGAGGTCGGCGTCGGCGTCGAGGAACGGCGCCTCGACGAGGCCAGCGCCGGCCCAGTAGTTGTCGAGCATCGCCTCGACGTCGACGTCGCGACCGGCGCGCTCGGCCTGCTCTTTCGCGCGGCTGATCAAGCCGGTGAGCTCTGCCTTCTCCCCGGGTGTGAACGCACGGATCGACCACGACGCGTCGGCGCCGTACTCGTCGAGCGCCTCCTCGAGGGCGAACATCTGCTGTTCGACCTCGCCGGCGAGCTGCTTGGCCTGCGCCGACGTAATCTCGCCGTCGACTTCGGCCTCCGCGATCGAGTCGAGCCGGTCGGCGAGACGGTCGGCCTCCGCTTCGAGGTCAAGTTCGATGATGTCGCGCGGCATCACTTCGCCTCCGCGGCCGCCGCTTCGGCGACCGCTGTCAGTCGGTCGATGATGAGGTCGTTGCCGTCGGTGAGGTCTTCCTCGGCGTTCCCGATGTTGTCCCACGAGTGGGTGGAGTGAGTGATCCCCTCCATCGGGAAGCGGAGCGCGTTCGCACCGGGCGACTCGAAGGCGAGCTCGCCGTCGGCCGCACCGTCGACGGTGGTCGCCGGACCGTCAGCAGAACCGAGTCCGAGCTCGAGCAGGTCGGTGTCCATGACGACCGAGCTCAGGTTCAGCGTCGGCTCGGGGTTGCCGATCACGGCCGCATCGGGATGGCGTTCCCACCCACGCTGCGGGCGGGCGCCATTCGTGACCGACAGCGTCGCCGACTGTGGCCGCACGATCTCGGTTCCAGTCGGGATGTTGATCGACCCACCGTGGAAGATGAGCGGCGTCCCGTCCACCTTTGGCTGCGTGCCGGGAGTGAACGACGTGTTCGGCGTCTCGTCCCCGTAGAAGCCAGTTAGCGAGACGCTCACAGGGTCGCCGATAGAGATCTCGACGTCCATCTGGCTGAAGACAACACCCTTGAGCGCTCGCTCGGCGAAGCCGTTGACAAGGTCGGCGCCGATATACCATCGCGCCGACTGCATCTCGCCTTGGACGAACTCCCACGTGTAGCTGTAGGGCTCCGACGACTCGCCGCCGGCAGTCGGCGGCTGCCCGAACACTTGGTTGAGGAACCACGGGTCGACAGCCTCGAACGACAGCGAGAACGCGCCGTCGAAGACGCCCTCGACCGTCTCCTCAGTCTCGTTGCTCCAGTTGCGCTGGCGGGTCTGGTCGTTGTCGAACTCCAGCGTGTCGATCGTCCCGTTTCGTCCCGGAGTCTTGTACTGCGAGTCCGACGGCGACCCGGCGTAGTCGCCGACCGGCTCGTGGACGAACGCGACGTCGACGTTACCGCCAGTGGTCATCTGTACCTCCGCCTCCGTCAGTCGTATTGTTTGGGAGTGTCATGGTGAATCAGCTGTCCGCGTAGCCGTCGAGGCGGACGTCGACGCGGTAGTCGTAGAAGTCGGCGTAGTCGCGACTCCGGTTCGTCCCGTTCTCCAGAAACGCGGTGTGGAAGCCGCGCCCGGTGACCGCCGGGTGTTCGTCGTTCGCCTGGATCGCGTCCCGCACCAGCCGGTAAAGCGTCGTGAAGTCGATGCCGTCCTCGCCGTCCGGGTCGACGTGGCCGTGTTCGCGATGGGTGAGCCCCTCGACCCGCAGCGAGACGATGGCCTCGGCGTTGTACTCGTCGCCGAACCCGCCGTGCGACTCGTCGTCGTCGACGAGCGCGGCACTGATGTAGTTCGACTTCTTGAGGTCGCCCTTCCGCTTCCGGACACCGCTGCCGTCGTAGATGTCCGACTCGTTGCGGTCGACCCGGCGGACAGGCACGGCGCCGTCGGGGACGTCGGCCACGCCGCCCCACGCGAGCGCCGTGCCGTCGGTGATCGACGCGATGGTGTCGAACACCCACTGCGTCTCGGGCGCCGTCACGAGGCCACCTCGCGCCGCAGCCAGTCGAGTGCGTGCCGCGCGAAGCGCGTCTCGCGAACGCCGGCGACCTCGACCTCCGGGAGGAACACGCGGTAGCCGCCGCCCTCGCGCTCGTACTCTTCGGCGACCCAGTCCGGCGGGTTGTGGCGGTCCTCCCAGATGAACGAGAGGATCGGGTCACCCTCGATGGTGTGGTCCGACGTCCCCCACTCGAGGTACGGCGCCGCTTCGTGGTCCCAGCCGAACCGGATCGTGAAGTGCCGGTCGGACTGCTCGATGATCTCCGGGCCCTGAAGCGAGTCGATGACGCTCTCGATGCGGTAGTCGAACTCGCGAGCGTACTCGCGAAGCCGCTCGTGGGCGGCCTCGATGGCACCCGAGATGAGTCCGTCGTTGCCGAGGTACTCCACGGCCGCCTGGTCAAGCGCGGCCTCGGCGGCGGCGTCTTCCCAGCTCATCAGTTACCCCCGCTGGTGCCGCCGCGGAGCTCGCGAAACGCCCGGACGTTCTCCGGGCCGATGACGTACACGACCGTGCCGCCCCACGCGAGGATGAGCGCGCTGAGCAGCGCGGCGCCGACGTCGGTGCCGACGGTGAGCGCCCACGCCGGGAAGCCGAGCCCGTAGACGAGCACCCAGATGGTCGACAGCCATCGCCACCGGTAGTCGGTCTCCGTGGTGACCGCGCCGTCGTCGACGTCGTCGGTGTCGCCGCCGAGCTCTGCTCCCGACGACTCGAACTCGCTGTCGGCCGCAGCCTCGGCGGCGCTTTGCTCCTCGACGTCGTCCTGGTCGTCAGTCATCGTTGTACTTGCCCCCGTACTCTTCGAGCAGCTCGTCGGCCTTCTCGCGTATCTTCTCGGCCTTCGTCTCGGTGTTGTACACCGTCGCGTTGCTCGGGATCTCGATGACGGCCTCCTCGACGAGCTCGGCGCCGGCGCGGAGTGCGACGGCCCGACGGACGGCCTGCGGGATGCCCTCGTGCCCGTAGTCGAAGTCGACGTACACGACGTTCGCGAACGAGTCGACGATCGGCTCGCCGTCCTCGTCAAGGAAGTTCTGCGAGTCGATGTAGAGGTGCGAGACGCCGCCGTTGTTGATGCGAAGGAAGTAGTCCTCACCGACCGCCTCAGGCCACTGTCCGCCGGTGTACTCGTCGCTGGAGACCCAGTCGGTGTACGAGCCGTCTTCGCCTTGGACGAGGAGCTTGTTGATCTGCTTTGCGTAGTTGCGGCCGAGTTCGATCCGCGTGTACGGCCCCTGCCACGTCTTCGGTGTGGTAGGCTCGCCGGAGAGGCTGACCCCGCCGGTCGGGATCGACTCCTCGTCGTCACGTGTCTTCGGCTCGGTCGGGATGGTAACCTCGCTGGCTTCGTCGATACCAGTCGGTTCGTAGAAGTGGCGCTTCAGCCGGCGCTGGAGTGGCTCGGTCTCCGCCGTGATCGCGTCGACGGCGATCTGCGGATCCTGTTCGGCGTCGCCGGGGAGGCCGGCCTCCCGCAGCGCTCGCCGCAGGTCATCGAGCGTACAGTAGCCGACCTCGCTCATCGGTTACGCCTCCAGCTCGGCGCGACGCTCGCCGACGGCGTCCTGGACGGTCGTCGCGGACTCCGCCTCGGCGATGGCGTCCAGGTGCTCGTCGTGCTCGCCGTCGCGGACCTCCTCCGCGCGCTCCTGGTAGTGGTTGTCGTCGATCCAGCCGTCGACGTCGAAGCCGTCGGGCTCCGCGTCGGTGTCGTCGTCGGAGCTCTCGCTCGAGTCGGACTCCGCCGCCGGTGCGTCGCCGCCGACGCGACCGAAGGTATCCTTCTCGCAGAGGTACTCGGCCAGCCCCTCGTCGACGTCAACGATGTCGCCCTCCTCGAACTGGTGACCACTCGTTCGGTAGCGGCCACCACCACTGTAGTGGACTCGGACCATTCAGATCACTCCGCGATGCCGGTAATGAGGACGGCCGCCTCGGGCGCCTCGACGGCGAAGTCGTCGCGGACCCGCATGAAGTAGCGGGCGAAGAGGTCGTTCTCGGCGACCTTGTCCGTGTCCGTCAGCACACGGATCTCGACGTCGTCGTAGAGCCCGTAGATGAAGTTCTGCGGGTGAGTGAACACGGCGGTGTCCTTGGGCCAGTTGGCGACGCCGACGACGTCGTAGTCGAACGGCGTGGCCTCGTCGTCGCCCATCAGCACAGCGGCCCCGAGCGGGTCGTTCCGCTGCGCGAGGTCGTTGTGGTAGTTCTGGAGCTGATCGAGGTTCATGTAGAACCGCGGGTCCGTCCGACCGCTCCGGAGGTACTTGTTCGGCATCGCGAGGATGGACGCGTTGAACAGCTCCGTGTTGACCGGCTGGGCGGTGCCGCCACCGTCCGTGTGGTCGTAGGTGTTGACGTCCGCGTCGTTCTGGAGGATCTTCAGCCAGCCGTCGTTCTGGTTGAGGAAGGCGTCGGCGTCGGCCTCGTCGCCGTTGATGCCGAGGTCCTGCGTGTCAATGGCGAACTGCCGCGCCAGCATGTCGAGGATGATCTCGTCGACGTTGTCGACGGTGTCGTCGACGGCCTCGCGCGTCAGGTCGTAGGAGACCGTCGCCTTCTCGACGTCCATCGGGACCTGTGAGGTGCTCACCGATGCGTTGCCGGCGTCGCCCTCGCCCTCCGAGGCACCGCGCCGCTGGCGCTCGCCGACGGAGATCTTCGGGATCGCCATCTTCTGCCGGGGGAGGTCCTCGGTGCGAGCGTCCTCCAGCATCATGGCGATGTCCTGAACAGCCTGGTAGAACTGTTCAAAAAGGTCGCGGGGGAGGACGCCGCCGGCGACGTCGGTCGTGTCGAACTTCGAAGCTGCGCCTTCGTTCTTCTCCCGGGTCCGGTCGATCGTGCTGCTGGTGTCAGTCTGACTCATCAGTTACCACCCGCCTTCCGCGGGTCGAGGGTGAAGCCGCTGTTCTTGTCGTCGCCACCGCTGGCGCCCTTCTCCGTGCCGCCGAGCTGCTGGGACTCGGTCGCCCCAGTCTGCTTCGAGATCGCGTCGATGCGCTCGGCGTTCTTGTCCTGGTTCTCCTTCAGCTCTTTCGCCCACTCAGGGGCGTCGGCGAAGGGGTCGTCGTCATCAGGGTCGACGTCCTTCTCCTCGAGGGCCTCGTCGATCCGCTTGCTGTTCTCCTCCTGTCCGTCCCGCAGCTCCTTCGCCCACTGCGGGGCGCCGTCGAATGGGTCGTCGTTCTCGTTGCTCATGGTGTCAGAGTCGTCGGCGGACTTCGAGCCGCCGTCGTCATCGGCCGGCGTGTCGCCGCCGGCAGCGTTCTTGTCGTCTTGTTCGTCGGGGTCGTCGCGACCAGCCGCCTTCGCGTCCGGGCGGCCCGCAGCGGACGGGTCATCCCGGAGCCGCAGCACGTCGCGGACAGCCTTGCCGAGCCGGGTGAACGCCGACTGCTTGCCCGGGTCGCCGGCGCCCTCGACGTCGATCGCGCGATGAAGCACGTCCCACATGCGCTCGGCTTCGCCCTCGGTGTGGCCGCGCTCCATCGCCTCTGCGATGAAGTCGTCGCGGTTGCCGAGGTGGTCGCCGAGGCGCTTCGCGGCCGCGCCCTTCGTCGCGAGGATCTGCGCGTCCGGGACTGCTGGGTAGTCCACGCTGGAGACCTCGCGAACGAGGCCGGCCTGAAGTTCCCAGACCGGCTGCTCGTCGCCATAGTCCTCCGCTCGGTCGACGTCCTCGGGCACCTCGTCCGGGTACATCGGGTTCGACCACGAGACGTCGACGGCGCCGATCGAGTGGCCGCCGACCACGCCGTCGGAGATGAGGCCCCAGAGTTCGTCGTCGTTGTACTTCCAGGCCTGAACCCACGCGCCGGCCTCGACGGTCTCGCCGCCGATCTCTTCGGCCTCGTCAAGGACCTCGTTGCGTTCGAGTTCCATCCAGTCGGACGGCCACGCGGCATGCATGATGCCGCCGTCGGCCTCGCCCGCCTCGAGGAAGTTCTCGAACTGCGTGGCCCACTCGCGAAGGAGGTCCTCGCGGATGAAATCGCCTTGGAGGTCGACCTTGCCCGGGACCATCACGACCCCGGCCGCGATCTGCTCGTCTTCGTCCTTCGCGATGTAGTCGACCCGCTTGCGCATGGTCGACTGGTTCGCCTTACTCAGCGGCGGCACGGGTCAGCCCTCGCTCTCGTCATCGTCGGCGGCGTCGGCGTCGGCGTCCTTGTCGAGCTCCTTGGCACGACCGGTTCCGAGGACGCCGCGCTTCTCGCCGCGCTCTGTGTTCTTGTCGCTCATGATGTCGGTCTCGTAGAATCGCTCCCGGTCGTACCTCGCTTGCGTGGGGAGTCGGGTCGCTCCCACGCTAACGGTCATCGGCAGGCGGCTTAGATCTCGCTGGGGACGTCGTCCGGCACCTCGCCGGGATCGGGAGTCGGACCCTCTGGCAGCCGCTCGTGGTTGTTGGTGATCTCGAGGTAGCCGTACTCCAGCCGGATGTTGGCGTAGTGGTACGACCCCGCCGACGGGGCGTTGACGAGGTCGTTCCACACGGTTACCGGGACGTCGACGTACACGTACAGCGAGTTCTGCCCGTCGGCGCGCTTGAACGAGAGGTACAGCTCGTTCTCGCCGAAGTCATAGAGGCCCTCGTCGAGGTTCGAGGAGCTGAACGTCGTCTGCTCGATCGGGTCCTTGTCGACGTCGATGTCGATGCTGGCCCGCTCCCCGATCTTGTTCTCACGCGGTGGCGCCGCCTTGGCTCGCATGGCTTCGGCCTCGTCGCCGCCGGTGCCGTCGGCGCCGAACTCAGTCTCGAACTCTTGGAGCGTCATCTCGCCGCGCTCGTCGTCGAACGGCTCCAGCCCGAGCTCCTCACGTGCCTCGTTGACGGTGCCGACGCCGGCGAGACGCATCGCCCGGACGCGCTGCTCGGCCAGCTGCGCCTCCTCCTTCTTGTTGTCCCCGCCGCGAAGCTCGAAGTCGATCGTCCAGTCGTCGACGCCGAGCGCCTGCTGGTGAAGGATGGTGTAGAGTCGGGACTCGAACTTCGCCTGCTCCGGGGCGATGACGTCGTTCGCGAACTCTTGGACCTGCGCCTCGGAGTTCGACCGGTTGGACGTCGAGGTCACGTTGATGAGGATCGGCGGGACCTCGTGGACCTTCGCGATCTCGTGCTCGTTCCGCTCGCGGAAGGCCTGGAACTCCATATCGAGGTCTTCCCGCGAGCCGACAGGGACAAGCTCGATCTCGACATCGGAGTCGTCTAGTTCGTTCTTCTTGAACTCCTCCACCTCGAGCAGCGCGGTCCGATACCGGCTCCCCTTCAGGTTATCCATCAGCTCCCGGAGCTCTTGCTTGGAGTCCTCGGTGAGCGTCCCGCCGGTCACCTTGATGACGTAGAACGGGACGCCGAGGTTGTCGAACACGTCGTGGTTCCACTCCTTCGCCGCCTGGTCCGCGCCCATCGTCTGCATCGCGGCGACCCAGTCGGGGACGCCATAGTACAGCGCGAGCGGCGACGGGTTCGGGATGAAAATCAATTCGTTCGCCGGCCCGTTCGGGAGCTCACTCGCGTCGCTCGCGACCTCGCCCGTCTCCTTGTCAACGAACGTCGGGTCGTCGCCATACCGGTCGCCGGCCTCGCCGAAGTACCGGCGCCGGCCCTGTCGAATCTGGACGTAGCCATGGCCGCTCTCGATGACATCGTCGGCATCCTCGCGTTCCTCGACTGTCGTCTTCCGAACACGGACGGTCGCCGCCGGCACGTGGGCGAGTCCGACCGGCGAGCCGTCCCCCTCGACGAGGATCTCCAGCGACGTCCACCCGATGCCGTGGTAGTCCTGCCGCCCGAGTTCGAGGACCTCCTCGGGCGTCGACATCGCCGTGCCCTCTGGCCCGACCTGCCACCGCGAGTCGGAACCGTACCAGAAGTCGCGAACGCTCTGATACCCCTCGCCATCCTCGCTAGGCGAGTCCGCGCTCGGGTGCGGGACGATGTCAAAGCCGTAGCCCGCTTCGTATCGGGCTTTCTTGCGGACGCACGCCTGGTGCGTCTCGTTGAGCTCTTGGAACGCCGCCAGCGTCTCGGGGTTGTACGGCGGCTGGATGCCACGCCCGACGTCGGTGGCGATGTGGCGCTCGTCCAGTTGCGTCGTCTCCTCGGCCTTGGACATCGTCGACTGGTTGCCCAGCGTGTCGACCGTCAGGCCGATCTCATCGCTCCCGTCGTCGGTGGTGTCGTCGGTCATGCTAGAGGTAGCTCACTCCGTTGGAGTCGTCATCGTCGCCGGCGTCGTCCTTCCCGTACTCGAACCGGCGCAGCCCCTGCTCGGCCATGTACCACGCCGCGATGAGGTCGGGCGTGTGACCGGAGAGGCGGCCGTCGTCGAGCTCGAGTGAGAGCGCCGCCTGGATCCAGTCCTCGGTGGCGTCGTGGCCGCGGTAGAACTGGATGCCGCCGCTCTCGACGAGGTTCCGCAGCCGCGGGATGCCGTTCTCCCAGCTGTGCTTCTCGCCCGTCGTCGAGACCCCGGAGACCTTCGCGCGGAGCTCCGGCGAGAACTCGATGGCGTCCTCGACGACGTACTGCTGCATCCCGTTGTCCTCGATGACGATCAGTGCGGGGTCGTACCGGCGGTCGTACTCCTGGAGGCGGGCCTTGATCGTCGACGGCGACATCCCCTGCTCAGCGTGGGCGTCGAGGAGGACGCGCTCGCCGGACCGCCGGAGCAGCTGAACGACGAACGCCGCGTCGTCGCCGGTGGGGCTCTGCGCCGGGTCGTGGCCGACGACGATCGCCTCGCCGCTCCCGGCACGGTACTTCCGTGGCGGCTCGCGCCCCCGGATCGAGCAGCCGCCCTGGTCGACGTCGGCGTCGACGTCGCTGGACTGGATGAGGTTGCCCGACGCCCCGCGGATGACCATACAGAACTCCCGCCAAAACAGGTGCGGGCTCATCTGCTCGTACTTGTCGCGGAGGTACTGACCTCCGCGCGCCTCAGGCCAGAGCACGTGGACGGTATCGCCGCCCTCCGAGAGCGGGTTGTCGACCTCGGTGTACAACTCTTCGGGCGGCCGGCGTACCTCCCAGTCGGCGTCGCTCCGAAACTCCTGGTCCCAGACCTCGAGGACGGCCGGGTACTCGGTGAAGTCGTACGCCTCGCGAGTGGCGATGTGTCGGTAGATGTCGTCGGGTGCCTTCCGCGTCCCGATGATCGCGGTCTTCCCCGAGTCCTTTACCATCGGTACGGTGACACCCTCAATCCACGTGAGTATCTCGTCGGTGCCGCCGTCGCCGCGCTCCTTGATGACGTCGTCGAGGATCAGTAGGTGCGACCGGTCACCCTCGATGCCGCCGAACAGCCAGCCGGCGTACAGCATCGACCCGTTCTGGAACTCCTTGGCCTCCTTGGTGTCGCGGACGGGGCCCGAGTTGAGCGTAGTGAGCCACGGGTTCCGGTCGACCATCTTCCAGAACTCGGTGTCCGCCTTCTTGTGCGCCTGGCCCTGCGTGTTCGTAATCCAGTGGGCGCGGAAGCCGTCGATGTACTCGAGGCAGGCGATAAGGTACCCGAGTGTGAACGTCGTCTTCAACGAGTCCCGGTGAGCGAGCATCCCAATGTTCTGGTCTGATTGGAACTGCTCCGCCCAGTGAACGTGGACGTCGCCGATCGGGACGTGTGAGTCGCGCTCGCCCTCCATGTAGCCTGCTGTTAAGACGTTGAAGTACTGCTCCCACGTCGCAGTCTCGAACGGGTTGAGCATCCGCCGAACGTCATTCCGAGTGAGGTCCTCTGCTGCTACGCTCATAGGTCTGATCCCTCACTTACAGACAGGCCTCTCCGTATAGCCGCGAGTTCGTCGTCTCCGAGGGTGCGCTCGCCGTCGATTTTGCCCGAGTGTTCGACTTCTTGCTTCTCCGTTTTCTTGTACTCGTACGAGGTCGAGAGCATGTACTTCGCGAACGGGGCCTCGACGTCGCCGTCCGGGTCGCGGCCTTGGACGATATACAACGACTCGCCGTCGCCGCGCGCGCGCCTGAAGGCTCGGAAAAATTGTTTTTCGTCACCGTTCGCGTCTGTGAATGTAGGATCCGCGTCGAGCCAGTTACCGATTGTTCCATCGGCAACGCCGGCGTCCCTCTCACAGCCAGCTTTGCTCTTCCCTTCGCGGGCAGCTTCAATAGCAGCGCGAGCTCGCTGGTCAGTAAACTCAGACGGGCGGCCACGGTGCCCCACATCGTCGCCGTTGAGGATCGCCTTCGCGGAGGCCTCACCCAGCATGTGAACGTCGGCGAGCTCGTCGACGGTCGCGTCCTCAACATCGGCGACGGTGTCGAAGCCTGCCTCGCGCAGCTGCTCCGCTATCGCGTCGCCGACGCCGTCGATCTCGGTGAGGTCCTCAGTCATGGTGTCGAACAGATCAGGCAGTCAGGGTCGTCGCACATCTCGCGGTGGCTCGGGATCTCGTCGGCGACGTCCTCGATACAGTCCATACATTTGTCCCGGTAGCGTCCGCCCGGGTTCGTCTCTTGGAGCTCCTCGCCGCAGCGGTCGCAGGTCGGCATCAGTTCTCGTCGTCGTTGACGCCGGCTTGGACCTCACGTGCCGCTTGGAGCAGCTGGAGATATTCACCGACCTCGACGCCGTTGTACCCGCCGAGGATGAGCAGCCCGAGGACGCCGAAGATGTTGGGATCACCGCCGAAGTAGAGTGATGCGAGGACGATCGCGATGACGCCAGTGTTGACGACGATCGCCCGGATGATCTTCAGTTTCTTCAGCATCGGGTAGGACTCACTGTCGGAGGTCAGCGCCGTGCGGTACTCGTCGACAGCAGCGTCGGAATGGTACCACTTGCGGCCGGGTCGTGCGGTCGTCATGAGACATCCATCAGGGGGACGTGATCGCAGGGTCTCGCCGAAGCGAAGCTCGCGCCACACTCCGGGCACCGTCCGGCTCGGTCGGGGGTGGTAGTCTGGTCAGTCATGGTCAGCGGTAGTCGCGGAGGTCCAGCGGGTTATCCATCGCGAGCCACGCCTGCGTACTCGACGGGTCGTAGAACGCGAGCGGACTCGCCTCGCCCTCGGTCGTGACGACGGACACCGTGTCCGTGTCGAACTGGTGCGAGGCGATGGGGGCCTGGTACATCATTCTCCGATTTTGCCGGCAAACTTCCGCGGGTCGATCGGGAAGACGCCAGTGACGCCGTCGTCGCTCACTCTGTGACACGTCGCGATGTCCGGCTCGTTCAGGCCGTCGACCTCGCCGAGCTTCCGCGAGTTCCTCCGTGTCGGTCGCAGTCTGGAGCTGGTGGAGGATGTACCGTTCGCGTTCCGTGAGGTCGGACGGGTCGGGTTCCTCCGGAAGCGTGGTGTCTTCCTGGCCGCCCGGGTCGTCGGCACGCGACCAGATGTGCGTCGTCTCGTCGTAGTCGAGATCGACGCCCTTGTCCTCGACGTTCTCACGGTGATCGCGAACGCCGCGATTCGAGATCCCCATCTTGTCGGCGATCTCTTTCGAGGTCGCCGGGAGATAGCTGAGGAACTCGCGTTGCCGGTCGGTGAACTCTGGTGTATCGTCCATCTGGAGTGGGTGCGGAGAGGTCTATCAGTGCGTCTCGAAGAGCTGTGCCGGGGATTGAACCCGGGACGAGGTAGCCGCGTAGTAGGCTTTGGTTTCGCCTACCCCATAGCGGCGCTCGTCACCCGACCACGGGCACAGCAAGGCGGACGGACTTGTGGTTTGGAATGTCCACACAGCATGGTACGCAGGATCCTCGTCGAAGGTCACGGTCTCGCGACGATCTTTGCCGTCCGCTCGTGTATCTCAGCACTCCCTCCGGCGCTGACCTGACCTCCGAGGAAAAGCGGAGATCACGCCGTCGGGAGATGGATCGACTCGGATTCGAACCGAGGCACGCGACGGCTTCAGCGTCGTGCTCTCCCATTGAGCTATCGATCCAGCCGCTCGGCTTCAGACTCAGCTACTCGGTACTCGAGACCATCGACGTCGACCGTCAGAAACCCGTCAGGGCCGGAGACATCGCCGGCGGGCTCGAAGTCTGTCGCCGTGCCCTCAAGTTCTCGGCCGGCAAAGTCGAACGTCACGCGACCGTATCCAGTGGCGCTCATGCGTGGGCCTCCCGCCGGGTGTCCTGTCCGGCGTCGCTCTGGTTGATCGACGCGACGATCGCCGCCTTGGTTGCCTCACCGAGACAGTCGTCGACGTGCTCGTCGTTGCGACGTCGTTCGAGAGCGCGCTCGGCGAGCGTCTGCCGGTGGAGGGTGACGCCCTTGTGTTCGAGCGTCCGGATCGTGGCCTGGACGAGCTCGCGGAAGCGCTCGTCGTCGACGTCGTCTTCGGCGTCGTTCCAGATGCGGTCGTACGGGCTCTCAGTCCCGCACCGCTCGCAGAACACGCCCTTCTCATCGCTGACCGACTTCGCCGGGCCGTAGCCGATCTCGGTGTGGTCGCGATGCCGCTCGTAGTGCGACTCGAACTCCCGGGTGAGCCCGCCACGCGTCGGGTCCTGCCGCTCGACACGGATGACTCTGTGACAGGAGTTACACACGTCCGATGCGTCGAGCAGGTGCTCGTGGTAAGCGGGTTGCTCAGTCATGATGTACAGAAGGGTCCAGGGCGACCGTCTCTCCGGCCCTGTCGTACCGACCCCCGCGTGCGAGGCGTGGGGTCGCCCGTCGCCGGGCTGTCGTCACCCGTGTGTTGCTTGGCCACAGGCTTAAGTGGTCCATCGACCGCCATTCTGTCGGTCACCCGTCGACCCTCCACTCGGACTGCGGCGGGTCGGTATGGCGCGGGGAACACGAGACGAGGTTCTCGTCGTGAAGCTGCCGGAGCGCTCGGAGGATCGACCGTTCGGGGCGCGCCATCCGGTGGGTGAGTTGGCGGAGGGTCCGCGGACCGTCGGCGTTGTAGAGCTCGAGGTAGACGAGCGATGCCGTCGGCGGGAGGTCGGCGAGGCGTTCCCTCGTTCGCCCGTCGAGGTCGCCGAGGGCAGCGTCACTCATTGTCTGGCCTCCCGATATTTGGGAACTCGAAAGCTAGTGGACAAAGTTTCTTTTTTGTTGAATGAGATTTGTCAGTATGTCCAACCTCAGGCGAGTCAGTGACGTGGGATGTCGGGATATCCAGTTTGTAATCCAGATGTTCGGTACACTCGCTGTGAGTATCGGATTTCTGCTTGGTAGCTCCCTCTCGTGGCTTCTCGGCGGTGGATTGATTTGCCACGGTATTGCAATCTGTCTCCTCTCTCGGAGTTTCGAGCCCAGTAGGGTCGAAATCCAATATGACAGCGAGATACTGTCTTAGCGGGCTAGAACCCCTCATCGACTTGCCCCCACAGTCGCGCCTTCCTGTCTACTCCACGGGACCTCCTCGCCATCCTCGTCGACGAGCACCGCCACCGACTCGGCGTCGCGCTCGGCCGCCGCCTCCCGGCGCTCCGCCGGCGTCATCCCGGTCTGCGCGAGGCCCTCTCCGTGTTCTTCGAGGTAGGACTTCCGCTCGCGTATCGCACGCTCCACACGGTCGCGAGGCTCCCGCCCTTCTTTGTTCGCGAGCGCTCGTTCGACCGCGAGCCAGAACCCGCAGAGCTCGATTGTCTCCAGCCCGCGGATCCGAGCCAGTATCAGCTCGCCGCTGGTACCCTCGCCGTCGTCGACGGAGAGCTCCTCGACGAGGAACCGAGCCGGGCTCTCCCCGTACTGCCGTGAAGGCTCCGGGAACGGATTCGGCGTCGTGGCCGCCTGCTCGTTGTGTTGAGCGGTCGCCGGCATGGTCACGCCCTCCCGAGCCACTTGAGCGTCCCGTCCATCGGCTCGTACAGCGACCCGATCTTCTCCTTGATCTTCCGGAGCGTCTTCTCCGCGCGCTTCCGGTCGATCCCTTCTTCTTCAGCCGCGTCGAGGACGGCCTCGACAGACGTGCCGTTGGTCTCGCCGTCGTGGCACTGCTCTTCGACGAGGCCCTCGATCAGCGTGATGCGGTCACGTTGCGTCTTCGAGGTCCCGGACTCCCGGACATCGGCGTCGAACTCCCCGTCCTCGTTCATCCCGAAGTCCCGCATCGACCGCATCGTCAGCGAGAGAGCGGTCTTGAAGTGCCGCTCCTCGATGGTCTCGGAGCACTCCAGCTTCGCCGCCGCTTCGGCGAGCCGCAGCTGCGCTTCCAGGTCGCGCCACGTCGCCGGAACTGGCGCGTCCTCGCCCATGTGCTTGGTTTTGAAGTCGGAGAACTCGTCGGCGATCCGCTGTTCGAGCTCCTCGCTCGCGATGACGGGTGACGGTTGATCGGCGGCGAGGGCGAGCCACTTCCGAAGGAGTTCGCTCCGGACCGGCGGATCGTACTTGTCCGTCTCGCCCGGCTCGATCGTCTCGGGGGCGACGTCGAGGCGCTTCTTGTGTTCGCGACGGCCGACGATGTCCCGGGCGACCTGTTTGACCGTATCGACCTTGTCCGTCTCGGTCACCGTGAACCCAAGGTCGAACCGCGAGATGAGCGTCGAGCCGAGTTCGACCTGTTCGACGACCGGCTCGTACTCGTCGAACCGTCCGTACTTCGGATTTGCCGCCGCGATGACGCCGACTCGGGTCTGAAGCGTCGCGTTGATCCCCGCCTTCGAGACGTTGATCTTCCCGTTGGCCATCGGCTCCAGCATCGCCGACCGGACGTCCGGCGGCATGTCGTCGAGCTCGTCGATACGGACGATCCCGCCGTTCGCCTTCACGAACGCGCCCGCCTTCAGCGTCCACTCGCCGTCCGAGAAGTCGTCGCGAACGGCCGAGGCAGTGATCCCGGCTTCGCGGGCGCCCTTCCCGGAGACGCCGACCGCACGGGGTGCGTTCGACTCGGCCTGATTGATGAGCGCTGACTTCCCCGTCGACGGGTCGCCGACGAGAAGGACGCTGATGGAGCCGCGCTCGACGCTCCCGTCCTTGCCCTCGACCCAGTCACCCTGGACGATTGCGAGGACGATCGCCCGCTTCATGTGGTCGTACTGCTCGCCGAACACGCCGGGTGCGATCGAGTCCTTCGCGACCTCGAGCGGATTTCCCAGCTCGCCGTCGACGATCGCGTCGATCTCGTCACGCTCTTCGCGAGAAACCTCGACCGTCGTCTGGTCCGACTCTTGAACCTCGATGGCGTGGCCGGTGAGGTAGGGTTCGAACGTCGACTTCTTCTCGTTGCCACTTGTCCGCTGTTCGAGTTGAAGCTTCCCGGTGATCGTGACGCGATCTCCCGTGGTGACCTGGCCGGCGAGGTCGTCCTCGACGTAGATGTCGATCGTTTGGCCCTCGCCGCCTGCGACCTCCGGCGGCTCCGACAAGCGGATCTTCTGGGCGTCGATGAACTCGGACTGGTCGAAGTTGATGCGGAACGGTCCTTGCCGCTCACACCCCTCGCACTCGTGGGGCTCCTGGAAGCCACGGTCCGTCTCCGGGATGTAGGTCATCGTCCCGCAGCGCTTACACTCGAACGCGGCATCGGTGACCTTCGGGTGGACATCACTCGCCGCGACGATCTCCCCCTCGACGCCGATGTACGGCTCGTGGTTGTGGACCTTTGTCGGACTGAAGTGTCCGGGGTAGTGCCTGTGCTCGTCCGGGAGGTTCGACACGCGCACGTGAGCGCGGTCGAGAGAGACATCTGCCGGGAGGTCGTACTGGCGGAGCGCCTCCTCGAAGTACTCCCGCATCTGGTCCGGCTTGGCGAGGTAGTCCTCCGCGCTGTCGCGGTCGAACTCGAAGAGCTCGTCGTAATCGATGACGAGTGACTTCTGGTCGTTCGGGTAGCGCTGGGCGAGCGTGCCGACTTCCTCTCGGTACCGCTCCCGGAGGAACCGGATCAGCGTCTCGGTCAGCGTCTCGTTCTCCTTGCGTCGGTCGTGGGTGGTGGACATCGTGCGGTCTTTTTCCCGAGA